GTATTGTCATTTTAGTTCTCCATTTTTACTATAAATTTAATAGCTACTTAGGCAGCAGATACGCTGGCTGCTTATTTAGGCGGTCTTTTACGGTTTGCGGGATGGTCGGTTTATAGCCCCACGCAAGTGCGCCGTCATACCAGGTGCCTGGGACGAGCACGCCACCTTCGTTGATGAGCAGCAGGTCTTTACCCCGTGGGGGCGGGTGTACTTCGGGATCGTAGAGTTCCCATGTTGGGTTGGTTGGGTGTTTTGGGTCTGACATTTTAGTTCTTCAATAGTTTGGTGATGGGGTCTTTAGATATTGCAGCATATAGCGCATCGCGCAACGTCTTCCCATAGAATATATCGCTATCGCCATGCACAAAATATTTGTCATCGCGTGGCGCGTCAAAGGCAACGCCCATAACCAAATCGCTCAGGTCTTGGCAACTCATCCAATCTATACTCATAGCATCCTTGCGCAGTGCTTCGATCTGCGTTTTTAGTGCTGCTATCTCGGTGAATTGCTCGGTCTTGGCGCGGATGTAACCTAGAGCGTAGTTATCTGCTTTGCCATAGTTTGCCCATGTCGCAGGAGATTGTTTCTCCCATTCTGCTAGCGCGTCTTTGCGCCACTGCATTAAAAGTTCAGGACTGATTACAAAGGTCTCCATGATTTTCTCGCCTCCAAGTTCATCTTCATTGCGCAAGCCTTTTTCAGGTTCATGTGCTTGTATTTTTTAACTAGTGAGAACAGTCGCAGTGCGCCGTGGGGCATTACTACGCGCCAAACTTTACAGACTTTCATTTGGTTTCCTTTGTTTGTTTTCGGGGGCGGATTTCGCCTACGTAGTCGCTTGTTTCTTCGTTCATGTAATTCTATTTTTTATTTTGTAGATTGATATAGGGATAAACCCTATGTTTTCACTTAATCACTAGCTTTTTATTGATGCCAAGCTTTGCGCCTTCGATAGCAATTCCAGCTTTCAAATCAGCACCAATCAATGTTTTACTGATAGCTGCTACTGGCACTTTAGGCTCAGGCGTAATCCAATATTTTCTAGGGACTAAAGCTGGGTCAATAATCTCAACGGCGGCGGCTTTACCTTGAATATGCGCTTCAAACTCAACACCAATTAGGTCTTTATCACCTGTATTTTGCATGCTTTGGAATAGTGCGGCTTCTAATCGTTCGGCTGCTAGTTCATCCTGCTTTCCAAGTTCGTCAATGTCCTTTGCGGCTTGAATCCGCATAGCTGCTAGCGCTCGTTTTTGCTTGATGATGGCAATATAGCCTAAGCGTTTTTCTTGTAGCTGTAGGCTGTTTTCTTCACCTTCTAGCGTATCGGTGATTGTCTGAGAATCAAAGCCTGATTGCTCTAGTTTGGCTACTAGTGCTTGTTGATTTGCTGTAAGTGTGTAAAGGTTCATTTTATTTGATCGGGGCTTTTACACCCCGATTAGTTAGTTAGTAGCTAAAGTCGTCGCCGAATGGATCATCAGCCGTTGACGATGTTGCAGGGCGTGCAGCTTGAGCGCCTTTTAATGGATGGTGGCGCAATGCTTGTACCAAACGTGGCAATTGTTCTGGTTTGGTTTTTTTGTCCAAAATTTCACTTGCTGTCAATTCTGTAGATGCTTGAAACACGCCTTTTAAAACCATTTTGATACCGACACCGCCGTCAGTTTTCGAGTATTCCTCTGTTTCCAACAATAGCCCAATTGGTTTGTTTGCCAAATCAGGAAAAAGCGTAGCAGGCTCTTGCACCTCTGTTTTTGATGCTTTATCCCAAACAGTCGCCATGCCTTCCGCTGTAACAATTCCGCGCAAATTCAAACACGCGATAATTGCCATTAAAGCCTGATATCCCATAATTTTTGAGCCGTCTGATTTAACGGTGTATAGCGATAGATTAGCCTTTTGTCCGTCATTCGATTTGAATGTAAACGATACGCCTTTTGTGCCTGTTTTTGCTGTAATGTCAACGGCTTGCGTAAACACGCCGACATACTTTCCAATCTCAGTAATCATGCCGCCTGCGCTGTCTGCTTTACGGGCTTCGATAGGGTCTAATTTGTACATGCTTTTTTCCTTTTGTTTAAGCGTTGTTTTCAAGTTGGTAAAAATCCACAATGACTTTATCGACTGCCATTAAGTCGTTATCAATATGCAAGTCAGGAAACATGCTCATTGGTGATTTGCAACAATCCTGACCATTCGTTTGTGTGCTGAATTTGTAATTTGAGTTAATTACTTCTGTTCGCAAAACGATGGTGAAAAACCCTTCGGGTACGATGTGTTGATCGACCAGTTTGCCTACAGTTTTCATACGCACTTGCCCGAAGTCGTCGGTTTGAGTATGCGCGAGAATGTAAACACGACGATGTTCTGCTAAGTCGCCAGCGGCGTTAAAGATATTCCACGCGTTCTTACCAATGTCAGTAAATTTATCGTAACCCTTTTCAGAGCTTCGCGCCATCAACTCGTTGACCATAACTGCCTGATAATCATCAATCACGATAATCTCATGCGGTGAACTACGCATGATTTTCTCAATCTTTGCTGGTTCACTGGTTTGGAATACATTACCAGTTGATTTGTCAGTAACTCTAATTTTCCAGCCTTCAGCCTTGAATGGCAAAGGCTTTTTAATGCATTGAATTAACAGCGTTTTTGCTGGGTCAAGGTTGCGCAAACTTGTTGACTTGCCCGTTCCTGAACTTCCTAAAATTAGCGTTGCAATTGACATAATGTTGCTTTCCTTTTGTTTAAATTTGCTTTAATTTATATCACTGTAATCAGGCGGTGACAACCTGTAATCAAAATGCTGGTTTACGAAATGCCTCTTTGACCGCACGTAAAAATGACAATCCAATTCCATATTGGAAACGGCTTAGTTTGTACTCAAGTTTGAAGCAATCTAATTTATTCATAGTTCAATTATCCCGTTAAAAACCAAAACTTATATAGGGGATTACCCTAACATCAAGCAAATAAGCGCACCCCAGCACACACCCAAAGCAAACGCACCTGCTACGATGTAGAGCCATTGTTTGTACTCAGGCGTGAGGCTTGTAGATTCTTCATTTTCCATATCTGATAATAAATAATCAGACGCTGGTTTGTACTTTGGCATTTTCTTGCTAGAGTAGAACTCGGGGTTTTGCTTTAACCATTCATCTACAGATGCGCGGCCTTTTGCTTGTCTCATTTAATTAGCCCTACGTACATCAGTAAAAAAGTAGCTAAGCCAATAGCAGCAACCACACAGCAAAATAGCTTTTCGCTTGTTTTCATTGGTTCGTAGTGCGTATGTATTGTTTGATTGCAATGCGCGCCGAAAGCCTCGTTTAACGTGCGGCTTGTTCGTCCTGACCAATTGCTATCGTTCATGCTTGCTTCCCTTCTGCTTTGGCGATTAGCGCTCTGTAATCTTTAGAAACACCGCCAAGAATGTCGATGTAGTTTGCTGATGCTTTCAAAGCCTCTAGTAGCTCTGGCGCGGCTGCGATTAACTTTGCAACACTATTAGCCTTACGTGAATCTGTATCAAGAGTTGCAATAACGTCAAACTCATTATTTTCCACATGAATTTGATATGCCGTCTCTTTTATGCCGCCTTGCATTTTTCTGCCAGTCTCAATTAATTCATAAGCCCATCGCTCTGTTTGTGAGTTATTCATAGTTCACTCCTTAAAATTCTTTTCGTATTGGTACTCGGCATAGTTAGATGCCATGTCCTGAAATAGCTTTCTTACTTCGGCTTGTGTATTCGCATTACTTACTTGGATGCTTATCAAAATAGCCGCCGCGCGGTACATAAAATCAAGGTTGTGCAGCTCCTCGATAAACACATCCAATAAGCTAGCTGGGCGCGTAACGTACTCAAAATCAAATTTTTCGCCCTTGTACTCTCTCACGTCATCAAAAGTGCCGTTTGACTTTTCAGGCGATTTTGTCACCGCTGTCATCCAATTTTCAGTATGCATTTCAATAGCAGCATCTCGCGCTTTGCTTTCTATCTCTTGCCGCTTATCGAATGCATCCTCTCGCATGTTGTCGTGGTCGCTCATATCATTCTCCTATTGGTTAAATCTCGCAAAACTCACATGCTTTACAGCTAACCCTGCCTGCTGCGTCCTTGTTGCTTAGATACCGTATCGCTGTATCTAGGGTTATCGTTTGTTTGTGCGATGAATGAATTATACATGCATCATTGCAAACAAAATCTAGTAAAAACCCTATGTTTTTAAAATAAATTGTGTGTTATGATTTGCATATCAACAAAACAATCAAAGGAAAAAATGACAATAGAGCCAACTAAATTCGCACCCATAGTTTTAAAACTTCGAGAGCGATACACACTAATGGAAATTCAAGACGTTACGGGGCTAGATTACAGCGCTATTTCACGCATTGGCTCTGGTCATACGACTAAAGTAAATTATGACGTAGGCGTTAACTTGATGGCTGAATATCAACGGATTGTCAAAAGAGAAAGCCGCCGTAAATGAACCCATTTTCTCGAAACTACATCCCTCAAATTAAGCTAAAAGCTACACCACGGGAAACTCAGTTACACGCAGCAGGTAAAGCACAGCGCGAAAAGCTAGTCCTAGCTGATGCGCCTAATCAATTTCATGTACCTACACAAGCTGAGAGCGATGAATCTAGGCGCAAATTAGGTCGGAGGCTGGGCGTATGAGTAAAGACATCGAATATTTCCAACGTGCTGATGTTGAACTGGTTGACGATAAGCCATTTTTTGCACC